GATACCTATGGTGCGGGGCGACGAATGGGCAACATTGGGCGGAGTACTGCTGGGTCCGCCTTCCCTATCGGCATGTCCCAGCAAGAAATCTTTGGTGGTATGCCTGAGCCTACGACTTACGCAGGCGGTGTGCGTGGCTATTCTGCTCTGCCAATATATGAGCAAGCCCTTGAGGCTTTTGGGCAAGCTCGCCCCGGGCAAAAGCAATATATAGATAGCTTTTTTATTGACCCGTTCACAGGCGCTGCTGGCTCAAATATGCAAGCGCCAGTTGATTACACCGTAGCGTCCACTCCGGGTGACTTGGGTGGGATTGGCGGTGGCGGTGGCGACGACCCTTATTTTCCACCTGTCACTCTACCTGTCACTTCACCTGTCACTCCACCTGTCACTCCACCTGTTATTACACCAGTTGCTCCCGGCCCGGTTTACGGAGGAGTACCTACCTCACCAACCGACGGCGCTGTTTTTACGTCAACTGATTTTAGCGAAGAAGAAACGCCTTATACAATAGTGACCCCCACAGATGTACGTCCGCCGGGATATGTTGACAATACGCCCTCAACTTTCCCAGAGGTGCGTGAGTACTATGATTCGAGTCCACTGAACCCTTCGGCCCCAGCTGTATTAAAGTTTGACGATGGCACGTCAGTTGACTTGGGCTATGACCTTGGCCCGTCCGTTGCAGGCGGCCGAGGAACAATTGTGCCGGGTCAAACTACAGACATAGGTCTATTCACTGGCGGCGGCGCTGACAGAGTTGGCAACTTTGGCCAAGTGGGCGACTTCTTTGGCGGCATTGGTGACGCGCTAGGAATTACAGATTACAGCGGAACTGGCGGGGGCCTTCTTGGCGGATTGAACGTAACGGGTCCACCAGTGGAAAATAAAGTCACCTCATATTCCCACTCGACGGACAATGACAGACCTGCTGGGCCGGGCGACACTGGTTATGAGCAAGATAGGTATTTGGAGGCTCTTCAGAGCGGTGGAACTGGTATTATATACAAGGATGACCGCCGTGAAGTTTATTTAGATGGGGTTTTAATCGGCAATCCCAAGAGCGCTGATTCGGCAGAAAAGATGCTGGCCAAGGCGAAAGAGAAAAAAGCAGCGGCTTCCAAATCCTCCTCGCTGCCTGTTGACACGTCTACTTCGGCGGGCAGTGAGGGCTACGTCATGTTCGCCGCGCCTGCTGGCATGGCCGCTTCGGGTAACATGGAGGTAAGAGCGCTGTCAAACGGTACGGAATACTATGTTGACGCCGCAGGCAACTTCGCAGGGTTGAAATGATTATGACGCATGAGTTAAGAGCTAAAATAAGGAAAGGCGTGTAAAATGGCAGGCGGAACAGGAATGCCTACAAGCGCACTAGGCGCAGCAGCAGGCGCAGTATTAGGTGGCAGCGGGACGCCCGTTACGTCAGGGGCCATGCCCGCAGGCGGCAAAGGTGGCATAAGCAATGTTGCTCCAGCAGCTACGCCAGCGGTTCAGCCAACTCAAGCAGTTGCGCAACCTGCGCCAACTTACCAGCCAGCTGTAATGCCGCAACAGCAGGGCTTTAACGTAAACCAAGCCGCTGCTGGGGCGTTGCAGGGCGCGCTTGGTGGCACTCAACGTGCGATGCAAGACCCGCTGAATGTTAGCGCGTATGCTAACCCGTACACAAGCGCAGTCATTGACCGCACTCAGCAGGACATTGAGCGTCAACGTCAGATGGCAATGAACACGCTTGGCGCGCAGGCAACTGCTGCCAACGCATTCGGCGGGTCTCGCCAAGGTGTTGCCGAGGGTGTGATGGCCGGCGAGTATGGTCGCATGGCGGGCGACATGGCGGCGCAGCAGCGTCAGCAAAACTACAGCCAAGCGTTGCAGGCTGCGATGTCCGACCGTCAGGCCCGCCTTGGTGCCGCGTCTCAAATGGGTCAACTCGGCCAGCAGGCATTTGGCACAAGCCAAGCAATCCAGCAGCAACAAGCTCAGCAAGGTCTATTGCAGCAAGGTATCCAGCAAGCACTCATCGACGCGGCCAGACAGCAATACGCTGGCTACACTGGTGCGCCAGCGCAGTCGCTTCAAGCACCGCTAAGCGCGCTTGGCATTGCGCAGCAGGGTGGGGCAAGCACCACAACAAATTCCATGCAGCCCGGCTTGTTTAATTACTTGCAGCTTGGCGCTCAAGTCGTTTGCTGGGTTGCCCGCGAGGTTTACGGTGAGGATGATCCAAAATGGCTTCAGTTCCGCGAGTGGGTTATCGGTTATTCACCAAACTGGTTTTACAACGCTTACAGCAAATATGGCGAAAGAGTGGCAAAGGTTGTGGCAAAAGTGCCAGCGCTTAAATCTATCATTCGTCCTTACATGGATGCCAAACGTAAGGCGCTGGGGTATAAGTAATGCCACAAGGTTTTATCCCATTATCAAAGCAAATGGACTTCCTCTGGAATGAAGTCCAAGGCAAAGAGAAATCTGGCTTCGGCAAGTTCCTTACAGCCGATGCGTCTTCTCCAGAAGACTATGCGACCTTGTGGGATAAATACTATGAGCGCTCTGGCGGCGCTGGTGACGAAAAGGCGCGCAATTACGCCAACAGCGTTTACGCAGCAATGGCCGATGGCACATCCAACGAGGCTTTAATATCGCCAAACGCCAAGTTTGCCTACGGATACTTGACGCAAAAGGGTCTCACCCCGCAGCAAGCCGCTGGCATCACTGGCCGCCTGATGGCTGAAAGCTATGAGGACATGAAACCAGACGCCCGTAACACTCTTGCTGGCGGCAAAGGTACATACGGCATTGCGCAGTGGCGTGGTTCTCGCTTGCAGGATCTGGCCGACTTCACTGGCGCTGACATTGGCGACATAACATCACTGCCCGCGACCAAGCCCGGCGGCGGTTTACTTACAAGCAATCAAGGGGGTCAAGACATGGCCATTTCTAATAAGCCTCCATATATGATGGGCGGCGAGCAAACTTACAATGCGCCCAACATGCGGCAACCAGCGCCACAGCAAGCTCAGCAGGGCGGGATGCGTGGGCTTCTGTCAACGCTGAAAGATGCGGCAACGGCTGTTGACCCTAATACTGGGCTGACAGGGTTTCAGACCTTTGCGGCTGCGCTTGATCCTTTGATCTTGCCAGAGCTGCGCGGCGGTGGTGAGGCTATTCGGAAGTCTGGTGCAGCTAGAGTTGCGGCTGATAAGCGAAACAAGACCGCAGACTATTTAGAGAAAATATCACCAGACGCAGCGGCTCTTTTGCGTGAAGGCTTCTTGTCTCCATCTGACGCCCTTAAAATATCAAGCGACAACAGAATGAAGGCAATGGCCAAGTCTGCTGGTGATGCGTTTCGGGCTGGGAATATGCAGGAGGCAATGGCTATACTTACTGAAATGTCGCCTACTGCTGTGGGGCAGCAAATTGCGGCGCAAGCAATGAAGCCACCAAGCGAAGTTATGGGCGGGGGCAAGTACACAGTCACTTATCCAGAAGGCAGGTCCGGCGAGCCAGTGATAACGGTGAACGAGGATGTTGTCGCAGCAGAGCAGCGCATTCGCCAAGCTGAGCTTGAGCAACAGCGCGCTGCTGCTGGATTACCAACCGACGCGCGCAAAGCCGAAGAAACAGATTTTGAGGCAATATCGTCGTTAGATAATATTATTCAGGACATTGGTGGGATTGTTGATGACTTCGGATACAACGCCGAAACTGGCGAATTTACTGGCCCCCTAAACATAGGCTTGGGCGGATTTATAGAAGGGGCCTTTGGCTCAATTGGCGTCGGAGGCAAAGGCGCAGTTGAGACCGCAAAAGCGCGAGAGGAGTTTGATAGGTTCAAGACTAGGCTTATCAACGAGAGCCTCCGCCTTAATAAAGGCGTGCAGACAGAGGGCGATGCGCAGCGCGCTGCTAACGAGCTTGGAAGCGCTAAGACCAAGGCCACTGCATACGCTGCTATTCAAGAGCTTTTGAAGATAAACCAGCGGGCAAGGTCAGCAAGGGAGGCAGCCATCATTCGCCGAAGAGAGAGATTTAAGGTTTCGGGGGTAGATGTCCCTGCGCCAGCGGCGGCTCCTGACCTTGGTTGGAGGGTTAAATAATGTTTATTGAAATTGACGGAATTGGCGACGTTGAAGTTGACGACGAATTTGCCAATTTAACGCCCGCTGAGCAAAACGCTTTTGTTGAGAGGATCAGGAGTCAGGTTGAGGCCGGGTCCGTGTCAAGTGCCGCGCCCGCTGAAGCCCAGCCGGCGGAGAAGCAAAGGCTACGATCCATAGCTCAAGGTGTAACGCTTGGCTTTGCTGATGAGCTTGAGGCCGCAATTCGCAATCCGCTTTCTGCGTTAGGGTCAGCGTTAGGGCTTTCGGAGGGTCAGGACTATAAGGAGCGGCTAGACATTGTCCGCAAGAAACTAGAAAGTTATCGCACAGAAAACCCTTTGGAGGCTATGGCTTACGAAATGGGCGGTGCGGTACTCCCAGCCGTTGCTGGGGGTGTATTGACAGCTGGCACTGGTACAGCCGCCGTTGGCGCTTCCACGGCAGCCAGACTTGCACCAACCCTTGCGCGCGCCGCGAAGGTGGGAGCGGTTGAGGGCGGCATTGCAGGCTTTGGCGCGGGTGAGGGAGGCTTTACTGAGCGGGCAAAAACTGCTGCCACTGGCGCAGCACTTGGCGGAACGCTCGGCGCCGCTGTTCCGGTCGCTGGCCAGAAGGTTGGTCAAGTTGGCCGAAGGGCTATGGACGCACTTGGCGTTGGTGGTGAAAAGCGCGCACAAACCTTTTCTCAACGCAAAATGCTTGAGGCTCTTGAGCGTGAAGGTATGACGCCAAGGGATGCGATGCGCCGACTTGATGAGGCTCGCAGGCTTGGAGTTGAGGATATTACGCCAGCTGATTTGGGCGAAAATTTACGCGGAGCGGCTTGGCGCGCTCAGGCCACTCCGAGCGCTGGTCGGCAAGGGGTTCTTGAGCAGTTTGCCGAGCGGCAGGCTGGTCAGGCGGAGCAAATATCTTCACGCGCTTCAGAAATGGCTGGCGTTCAAGGCGAGACGGGCTTGGCGTATCTTGACGATCTTGCGCAAAAAGTTGAGGCAGAGGCTAGGCCCGCTTACCGTGCGGCTTATGAGGTTGAACTGAACGCAGCTCCATTCCAAGGCATGGCCAAAAGTAAAGTCGTAAAGGACGCATACAATAAAGCGGTTGAGCTTGCAGATATTGACCCGGACATTGACATCTCATCTATGCCAAAAGACTTGAGTAAATTCTTTGACGAGCAGATGGTTCCCGGCCAGCGTGTTTTTATGCCAACAGAGGTGGCGCACAATATCAAAAAGGGGCTTGATGTATTAATTGACTCCGAGACCGACGCGCTTACTGGAAAAGTAACACAGCGTGGGCGCGCATTGACTAAATTGAAAAACTCTTGGAACGCAGAGATTGTTAATCAAAACGACGCATACAAAGTGGCAAATGCACAATTCGCAGACAAGGCCAAAATGAAGCGTGCCTATGACATTGGTTTTGACTTCAACAAAACTCCAGAGGAGCGCCTTGCTAAATCAGTTGGCGCAATGACCAAAGCTGAGAAGCAATCACTTCGCGTCGGCTTGATAAGCCAAGTTGAGGAGCTGGCGTCTAAAACTGGAGACGCAACAGACTTTGTTAAGACAATTTTCGGCACTCCTCGCCGACGCGCGGCACTTCGGCTAGCCTTTGATGACGCCAAGCAGTTTGATCGTTTTGAGCGGATGATGAAAATACAGGCCGACAAAATGAGAACGCAGCGCAAGGTATTTGGTGGGTCTGACACGGCTGAAAGGCTAATGCAGAGGGGAGATGCTGACATTGACGCAAGCTCAGTTTTCGGCGTTGGCTCACAGCTTGGCATGGGGAACATTCCCGGCGCAGCAATGGCCGCAGGCTCTCAAATTGCTTCCAGAATGCAAGGCATGAACGAGAAGAGCGCTCAAGCAATGTCACGGATGCTGTTTGAGCCTGATGCTGCGAAGCAAAGGCAGATGCTCGGTGGATTGCTTGGTCAACAAGAGATAGATGAAGCTATGCGGCGGCGAATGATCCAGCGTCCAGAGTTTTATTCTGGAATGATTGGCGGCATGAGCGGGCTGCTCGCTGGTGGTAGTGAATAAAGGACACGGCACATGGAACTTAAACCAAAATCACGCAGCGAAATTGAGGCCATTGTTCAAAACGCAATCTCAAGTGCAGTGGACTTCATTGAGAGTGAGATCAGCGATGATCGGATCAAGGCTCAGCGCTACTACGATGGCGAGGTTGATCTTGGCTATGAGGATGGACGCAGCAAGGTTGTAGCCACAAAAGTACGGGATACTGTACGTTCCGTGAAGCCAAGCCTGATGCGCATATTCCTCAGCACAGCCAAGCCAGTTGAATTTGTGCCGCGTGGTCCAGAGGACGTGGCAATGGCCGAGCAGGCCACTGAGTTTATGCACCACGAATTTACCCGGCTGAACGGATACCGTGTTATCAATGACGCCTTCCAAGATGCGTTGGTTAAAAAGCAAGGTATCGTGAAGGCATACTGGATGACATATCCAGAGGCCGAGATATTCACATTCACCGACCTATCCGACGATGAGTACACATATCTGGTGGACGATGACAACGTAACTGTGCTTGAGCATAGCGTTGAGATGGTAATCTCGATGGATCAGATGGGCATGGAGATTGAGCTGCCCGTCCATAGCGTAAAGCTAAGCCGCCAGAAAGAAATGGGCGAGCTGTGCATTGAGAGCGTGCCGCCGGAAGAGTTTTTCATTAACCGTGATGCACGCAGCTTTGACGATGCGTATATAGTTGCGCACCGCACAGACATGCGCGCTGGCGATTTGATCGCAATGGGCTACGATCCTGACGTTGTTCTCAAGCTAGATAGCTTGGAGAGTGGCTCAGAAATGACAGAGGCAGAGGTGTATGAGCGCCGTGGCTATGACATGGATACCTCTGACAATGATGAGCAAGACCCGGCAATGCGTAACGTCACTGTGACGGAAGCGTATATGCGGATTGACGCTGACGGAACTGGCGTGCCAATTCTGCATAAGCTCACATGCGGCGGCACTGCCTATGAGCTGCTGGACTTTGAGCCATGCGATGAGTTGCCGTTTGCCAAGTTTGA